TAAATCATTTAGGTAGTTTCTATATTTATTCGACTTTACAAGAAAAATAAGAAAATTCATTTGTATTTTTATTACAAATGAATCAAATTTCTTTACACCTTTGAACATTTAAAACGCCGGTTGAAATATATAAAACATCATTATTTTAAAACATCATTATTTTAAAATGTTGGTAATTTTAAAATATTATATATACTATATATATAATGAACAATACAAATAATAAAAATTACTGGAATAAAATAACTGGAATAAAAAAACACCCTTTAACTTTTATTCATACACCTAAATGTGGTGGATCTTTTGTGACAAGTATTTTAAGTACACTAAATATTAAAAGTAAAGGCCACACTCTGGCAGACCCAAAAAATGATGGAATTACTTTTACAGTTATAAGAAATCCTATTGAAAGATTTGAAAGTTTAATAAATTATAGATTAACTGAATCTAAACCTAGATGTGACTTTCCAAAATCACTACACTATGCGTATAAAGATACATCTATAAGTCTAAATGAAATAGTAGGAAAAATGACTGATAGTGAAATTTTAGGTTTTACACCATATAGAAGTTTATGTTTTTGGTCTGAAAATATTGATATTTTTATCACAATTGACAAATTAGAAGAATTCTTATCATTTTTTGGATATAAAATCAATATAACAGAATTTCAACACATAAATGTTTCAAAGAAAACTAGAGGTAAATTTAATGAAGCCACTAAAAAAAGAATTTCTAATTTATATTCAGATGATATGGTTTTATATAGAAGAGTAATTTTAGATTAAGTCGGCGTTTTAAATCATTTAGGTAGTTTCTATATTTATTCGACTTTACCATAAAAATAAGCAAATTCATTTGTATTTTTATTACAAATGAATCAAATTTCTTTGAAAGAAGATTTTACAGAACAAGTTAAAAAATGGGTACTTTTAGATACGCAATTAAAAATGGTCCATGAAAAGGTGAAAACTATGCGGGAAGAAAAGAATACACTAGGAACCAAAATATGTTCGCATTTAGAAAAATCGGGAAATGCTCATCGAAAAATTATGATTCACGATGGGAATCTTAAAATGTATGAAAAAAAGGATTATTCACCTCTTACTTTCTCTTTCTTGGAGCAACATTTAGGGAAAATTATGACTGACCCACAACAAGTTGAGTTTGTCATCCAATATTTAAAAGAACAACGTGAGATTAAAACAACGAGTGATATAAAACGAAACTACAAGGAAATAAACAATTAACGTATATGTTATAGAGGATTTTCAACGTCTATAATATATGATTAGTGTCCAAGAACATCCAATTCATTGTATTGATGGTAAATGTATCTATATGTCTAAAAATACATCGGTAAATACTGAAAAATCGGATATATATCAAGATGTGTATGGAAAAAATGATTCACGCAGAAGACTAGAAAATTTGGGTATTCCTATTTTCGTTGTACAAACTGAAAACTATTCTAATCCTATTGTCCAAGAAATGCCGAGACATGTTAAAAATGAGGCGATTTCGGATGACCTATTCGACGAACTATTTTCAAAAGTAGAGAAAAAATCTAGTAAACAATCGAAATCGTCGACAAAAACCAAGAAAAAGCGTAAAGATACGAAAAAGAAACCTTAATAATTACCTTCACAATCTAAAATAACCACCACATCTGTTTCAATTTGAAACTTTTTCAAGGACGCCAGTGAAATACAACTAGAACCACCCAATTTTGTTCGTTTGTGAATTTCTTTTACATATGAACTGTTTACTGAAATTCCTTGGACACCTAATTGTGTTGCTAAGTATAGAGCATGTTCTTCGGGTTTATCTACAGCAATACCATCTGATAATCCTGGAGCACAAATGGAATTATTATATTCTATTTCTCCACTTTCTATAGAACGTACAAAAGCATCAAATTCACTGCTTTGAGCAACCACTAGTTTACAACGTGGAAAATATTGAAAATATGCTGCCAAACCGATTGGACCACCGGCACCAATAGCACACACCATGGTAATGGTTTTTTCTTCAGGTATTTGATCCAACACTTCTTGGGCCAATGACCCATATCCGGTCATAATATCTTTTCCACCATGACTCATGTATTTTCCATGATGTGTTCTTAAAAATTGTTCGCGCTTTTCCAGTGCTTCACCGTAATTGTTAGAACTACAGTCAAATAAACAATGATGATCTTTACCATAGTTCATAATTTCTTTTTGCATTTTTTCAAATTTACTAGGTTGAATATGAACATTACCAAATACACATGGAAATATCTGTTTCCATTTTTTTTGATGTGGGTGTAATTTACTGTAATGTTCTTTCATCACTTTTATACCATGTATTAAAGCAATACCATGATTACCGGTTGATTGTGTTACTAAATAATAGGGTTCTGTTTCATTAATTGTTTGTTTTTCGAGTTCTTTAAAAGCATTCATAATACAATACAAAACCCCTCTCCATTTGAAAGAACCAGTTGTTTGTTGAGATTCCCTTTTCAAATAAATATTATCTTTAAAATGATCCATTGGGGTTGATTTTACAAATGGTGCTAATTCTGAAATTGCTTGCTGAAATTCATCTAAAGTAATGTTTTCCATGTAATATGATGAAATATAATATTATTCAGAAAATAATCTATTTTTTGTGATACGATACAATATCATAACATAACGGTTTATATATAGTTAATGCTCTTTTTCTCTTTTCAGAATGAATATATTTTTGTATGTCCCGTTGTAACATATTCCGTTGATTTAACCATAAAATTAACGTTTGTAAATTCCGCCCTTTTATTTTCCCCATGATTGTTTGGAAATAATATAGATTCAGTATTTATATTATTTTATCAAATTCTTAGTGACGCGACCATTTCTTATTATTGAAACTATTTAATTTTGCTTGATTTCGCAATTTTTCCATTTCTTCTTCTTCGGGATTTGTAGTGTCACATTGTTCATAATAATTAGATGGTTCCCAACCATTAGGTTTTGGAGGTTTCTTTCCATAACAATTCGCACCAAATTTAATATAAGGATTATCAATAAATCCTCCATTAATACCCGGGCGACCACAAGCGTGCTTTGTATTTGGATTGTTTTGGAGTTTATCCCATGTATTCTTTTGTGTAGGAAAATATGCCATCTGTCCTTCAGACCAACCATAATTACACCATTCCCCGCCTTTTTGATAAGAACTTTCGATTTGATCATATGTTGCCAGAGAGGCGTCAAATGCTGTGCAAACTTGTTGTGCTTCTTCATATGTATAGACATTGTTTGAAACGTTAAATACTTGGTCAATTGGTTCGCATGTTGCGGGTGAGGGAGCAGTTGTAAGTACTGTATCTGTACTTGATGTTGTAGTTCCCGGAGAACTTGATGTTCCATAAATATCTTGTTCAATATCTTCAAATATACCAGGTGAGTCGGAACTAAATGGAGGTACATTTTTGAAATAATTAACTAGACCATTATTAAATAATAACGTGATAATAGGGATTTGAAGAACATATTTAAAGAAAAATATGACAGCAAATGTTGCGTAAAGAATCCATATTTTGTGTTCTACAAAATGAACTAAAACCGGTTTTACATCTTTGTCCATAGGAACGCTCAAAAGATAGACCATTAAAAAGAATATAATTGTAAACCAAATTATACCAAATAAAGACCACGGATCGTTTAACCAGGTTTCACTCCATTGTAATGAGTATCCTAATATATTGTCTTTATCGCTCTGGTCCAAATAATAATAACCTTGGAAAAAATAAATACCTAACATCATTGCTAAAACAATATCTATAGTGCGACTATAAGAAGAAACGCCACTTGTTTCATTTGATGTTCCTCGATTCGAAAAAATGGCCTTCCCGAAACGGTATACTAAATACATGGCAAAAATCCAAAATAAAATGCTATATGTTGTTGCGTTAAAGACATCATTTAAAAATTCCATAAATTCATTATCACTTTTACCCTGAAACGGAACAGCCGCGGGAGGAGGACTACTCGTGGTTCCATTTGTTGTACTAGTCGTTGTGGTTGAAACACTCCCTGCTGGACATTGTCCGTTCGATGGACTAGAAGATGTTTGGGACGTAGATGGAGTTGTAGTTGTAGATGGTGTTGTAGTTGTAGTTGTAGTTGTAGATGGAGTTGTAGTTGTAGTTGTAGATGGACTTATCGTATAACTTGCCGAAGGAGCACTTTGGGGTAATGGTGCATCGCCAAATAAATTTGATAAAAAATTTCCCATGATAAATTATATTTGTATATAGGAATTAGATATATTTATATGCACACATATCGATAAATATATTCCTAAATATTATTATTGTTTTCTATAGAATAAACAATACGCTTTCGGTGTCACTAATTTACTCTCACTTAAATGACGACTTACATTTGTGTCGTTATAGTGGACCCATTCATTACTAACACTTTTTACATAAGAAGTATAATGACCCCCCATTGGACCTCCACTATGATTACATATTGCATACAAATCATATTTGTATTGTTTTGAATTATAACCAGTTACATATTTTGATAAATCCAAATTATTTAATGGAAAATCGACTACATCCTGTCTTTTTTTACTACCATCAAATGAAAATCTCTTTAATGTAATAATAAGCACTTTTGGAAGTGACCAAAATGTAATACGCTTTTTAACAGACTCCTTTTGTTTGGTTTTTTCATTATACCACGCATTTTCACCTTCTAAATATTCATATTGTGTAAAAGAATCAAAACAATCATACAAAGAAGGATTATGTTTTGGCAATTCTAAATCTAATATAAAATAACTTTCGGGTCTTAAGGAATGTATTATTTTATTATCATCGGAAGTCAATTCTGAAACATAAATACCATAAAACATTTCCATAAATTCAGAATATTCTTTGGAATAAACATCCTTTAACATTGAATAACACGAAACTGCTAATTTATCTAAATTTCCTTTCGCATTTCCACTAATATTCATTTTTACTGGTCTGGAAATAGAATTATGCATACATTCTACCATAAACAATAAAAATTCGGGTAAATCATTTTGTGCCCATCCAGTAAATAATTCACGATTCTTCACACCTGCTAATTGTTGAATATGATGTACAAATCGCTTAGGGGAAACAACTCCGTTTTGTGACCACATTGTTTTATGTAAATCAGTCCATTCTTGTATAATAATATTTTCAGGCAAAGTTTCATTAATATGATGTTTGTATTTTTCGGAAGACAGGAGGTCGGTCAATTCATGTGTGTGACTAAGTGCTTGTACACAAGAATTTAAAAAACAAGTATTCCCTAAATTGGTCAACCCTGTAAAACCCTTATTTGGATCAATATTATTCATTATTAATATTTGGTATTAAAGATATATAGATAAATATCTTTATATTAATTATTTATGGAAGACAATATAGATGATATATTAAACAACTTGTCTGAGAGTTTTTTTTCACAATATTCTAATATACCAACCAATAATACTACACCAACCAATAATACTACACCAACCAATAATACTACACCAACCAATAATACTAGTCAATCACAAAATGTTAATAGTACACCTTCTATGCGACATGTAAATCGTCAATTAGATACAATTTATGAAACGATGATAAATTATAATACAAACATGTTACAATATCAAGGAAATATAAGAGATATGTTGCGCCTTATTAATATGAATAATACGAACTATCAAATGCGCATAAATGAAACTCAACCACAACAAGCACGTAATAATTTTAGACACTATACAAACGCAACGAATCCATCTCAAAATAGAAACAATTCTTTTTTGTTTTCACAATGGACTCAACCTATATTTAATCAACCTGGTCAGCAGATTTTAACATCTGCACAAATTCAACAATATACAAACACTTTTACATACAGTAATCAATCACAAGAAACTCTTCGCGAAACACGTTGTCCAATTAGTTTAGAGAATTTTCAAAATGGTGATACATTGTGTCAAATTATTGGTTGTGGTCACGCATTTATGCGCGCGAATTTACTTAATTGGTTCCGACGTAGTCATCAATGTCCAATATGTAGATATAATGTTACAAGTAATATAAATCAGCAACAACAAAATACTCAAAATACTGATCCAAATAATGGACAACAGACAAATACCCAATCAAATCCAAACCAAATTTTAGAACAAGAACTGTATAATTTAATGCAAGGATTTTTAGACACAACAATTTCCGGATTAGGTTCAACTTATGATATTAGCATAAATACAATTCCTTTAACTGGTTCTTATACATTTAGTGATGCATCACAACCTACTGAAAATAATACTACAACCATTGATGTATCAAATAACGATTCAGATCCTATAGAAGGAGATTTATCAGTAGATTAATAACGTTATTTGTTAAATCAAACATATAAAAAGATGAAAACATTTTAGTATAACCAAAATGTTTTCTCGATGGTTTCAACAAGAAAAAATAATAAAATTAGGTTTTGAAGATGTTTTATATGGAATTCATCATAATAATGAATGTATTTTAATGAATACCATGCCACATGATTTACAAAACTGTTTAATTCAAAACACATTATTAATCAATATCGAAGAACAAACTATAAATAAATTAATGGATCAAAATAAATTTCAAACCAAAATCATTTTATACGGGAAAAACTCAACAGATAATTTATGCGACAAAAAATACAAACAATTATGTGAACTTGGATTTAGCGAAGTTTATATTTACGCAGGAGGAATGTTTGAATGGTTATTATTACAAGATATTTACTCGAATAATGAATTTCCTACTACAACCAAAATAAATGACATATTATTATACAAATCAAGTCCATTATTACATATTCCGCGATTAGGAAACACATAAATAAGAAAAATAAAACAACTTAAATCGTTTCATTTATATCATTCAAGAATATAAATGAATATTACGAACCTGCTATATAATAAATATTATATAATAAGAACAGGTGATTTTGCGACAAACGCAAATAAAAAAATTATTTATATAACATTAGGTTTAGGACTATGTTTTCACGATTATAATGTCAATCACACCATGGAATATTATTATGTAATGTTCGGATCAAGTTTTATTTGGACATTGATAGAATTATTTTTAAATCAACAACAAATACGTATTATTAAACCAATGAAGTTAAATATAAACGGTATAACATATCCCTTAAATAAATATATTGGCATAACATTACAAGGAATACAAGAAGGCGGTGTAGTGACAATTATAGGATTATATTTTGGAGATCGTTTTTACTCCGTATATTATCAAACATTGTATCATTTATTAATTGCGTATATGGTTACAAATATGGTGTCAAAAACCCCTAATAAAAAAGTATTATCCAAACGCCAAATCAATACTCCATTGTCATTAATATTAATGTCTTCAGCAACGTTGTGGAATGGCGTGATATTATATAATCATCCGCACCATATAACGCGCGCATTTAATATGTTCATGTCTATGATTTATATCACTAGCATTTGGACATATGTATCTTATTGTAAAGAATTCAGACAAGTTGAGGTATGTATAAAGGAAAATAACAAAATAAAAGAACAGAATTGCGTAGATGCATTTTTCATACTAGGATACGACGTACTATTTGAAATAGGAATTGCCTATATTACGTTTTATAATTTATTTATCACTTGATTATTTGTGTAATATCTTTCTCCAATTTTCTATTCGCTGTCTACTTTGTAACTCTAACCTCTGATAATTCAGTTTAGAATATTGTGTAAAATATAACCCATCGTCGTTATGTTTAAACATACGTTTTTCAAACAATTTGTCGGCTTCATGAAATGATTCTTCCATATTACCATTTAGTTGATACATATTGTATAACATACAACGATCAAAGTCATATGCACATAATAAATCGGCTTCACGAACAATGTTATACGCACTTTGATATTTTCCCAAATTGGGAAATCCATAAGTTTTTACGTGCGAATAAGACATTGTTGAAATGATATTTTTAACAACATACTTATCCTCATTTCTTAATATCGGTACATGTTGATCACTTAATCCTTCAATGAATTTAGTAATGTTGCGTAATCCTTCTTCTTTGTTCATATATTTTTGATCGCACATGTCATGAAGAGCAGCCGAAATATAAATTATATTTTCATATTCCATTATTTCAGGATTTTCTTTTACCTCTGCTTCAAATATTTGGTTGGAATAATACAAGCAATTCATGGCATGTCCAACCGAATGAGACTCATCAATATTATATTTAGACACAGTTTTTAATACATAATGAAATAGAGATGAAAATAATTTCATATATATACTAATTATATTTAAATATATACGAATAATTGTATTTATATATTATATAATGAATTTAATATTTGTATTGTATGTCATATGTTTATTTGTCATATTCACACCTGGCATATTTTTCTCCATTATGAAAAAAAATAACGCAAAAAATATCATATTACACGGAATATTATTTTCGCTTATGGTGTATATATCATATGCTTTAATGGAAAGGAAAATAATTGAAGGTAATACTACATATACTGTCAATTTTAGCGATTTAAATAATTTATTTGATACACGTGCCAATTATGATGTTCAAACTGAAGCAGGCATGTCAGCACCATCAGACCAAAGTGAGGAAGTAAAAGTTGCTCAAAAAACACAAGACACTGTCAATCGCGTAAAAAAAGAAATTAGTGGTGAGACTCAAACGCTTGCCAACAATGTGAAACAACAATTAAATGATATGAAAAAAGAATTAACTGACTACAAATTCGACGCAAAGAAATCAAAATTCATATGTACAATGGAATTACCCAATTTTGATTTTTCCAAACCGGCAATCGAACCAAATTCGTATAATTATTATACATCCAAAACACTTGTACCTGGTTGGTCTTTAAATCGTGCTGCATTGTTAAATAATTCTGTTCCATGGGGATTTAAAACGCCATATCCAGAAGGTTCGCAAGCAATCGCCTTACAGAATACTGCCAGTATTTCTACAATCGTCCAATTATACGAAGGAAATTACTATTTAAAATTCTACGTAAGTGGGCGCGATTGTTGTGATAAATCGGGTATTTCGAATGAATTAGATTTAATGATAAATGACAAAATATTTGATACGCTTACACCTGAAGTGGGTGAATGGACAGATTATAAGTCAAAACCATTTAATATTGATGTTCCCGGACAATATATTATTACTGTACAAGGAAAAAACAATGAAGAAATCAATGGTGTAATTGATAAAACGAGTGCTATTAAAAACATTGTTATAAATCGCGATTGAATGTAACATAAAATTGAATTTATATTACTATATATTATTGTAGTAACATAAAAACAAATCTAGTAATCAAATATGGACCTTACTCAAAGAAAATTATCAAGAACGGAATGGAATAACATTGAAATTCCATTACCTCTTGATGAAAAGAATATTTTACAACTTATTATTGATGGTTATCATGACGTTCATATGAAACGTAACAATAGCTTATCGCTTTTGGGACTCATGAAAATTGATCCTACTATTTCAGGTATTCATTATTATTTATATAATGAGAATTTTGATGTAATTGTGAAAAAGTATATGAAAAAATATGAATCACTATGTGGCAACTTTAATGTAAATGTTGCTCCTAAAGAAAAAAAGGTAAAACTAAAAAAGGGCGACCTTATGCGTATTAATTTAATCAATCAAAAACAAGAGTCAACAAATCAAACCGCATTTGAACATGAACTATTGAAATACTGCGAACAAATTCTAAAATATTTGGACAGTCGTTCAGACAAGTATGCTTTTCACTTGTACACGTTGATTCAGGTAAAAAAGGCGTCTATTAACTATGTGAATAGTTACGTATTGCAATTTGTGGATTATATTATTCAACAAAGTAATGAAAAACTACACATGAAAGACGTATTATCACAAGCATATGAGTTTATTGAACAAAACCCGGCATTACTTCAATATGCTGATTTTCAATTATTTGATCACCAAAAGAATATTTATAACGTATTTCATAATAATCTTCCAAAAGATGTATCTAAAGACGATAAAATTCAGAAAATGTCATCCATGCCGGCAAAACTAGTTTTATATACTGCTCCTACCGGTACAGGTAAAACACTGACACCTCTTGGATTATCTGAGGGACATCGTATTATATTTATTTGTGCGGCAAGACACGTTGGTTTAGCATTGGCAAAATCCGCAGTATGTATGAACAAGAAAATCGGAATTGCGTTTGGTTGTGAAACCGCGGATGATATTCGTCTTCATTATTTTGCCGCGTCAGAATATTCAATTAATAGAAGATCGGGTGGTATTGGAAAAGTAGATAATAGCGTTGGAAATAAGGTACAGATTATGATTTGCGATATTAAATCTTATTTAGTTGCGATGCATTACATGATGTCATTCACAGAAAAAAGTGACCGTGAAGCTGAAATCGAGGATACTATTTGCGATATTGAAGAATCGATCGAAGAACATAAAGATCTGTTTAAACACGCAAAACAGCAGAATAATGAAATACAAATGGAAAATTGTAAAATGAAAGTAGGTGAACTACAAGAAAAGAAGGATCATTTCAAAGGACTGGAAAAAACATCTCGAGATTATGATTTGATTACATATTGGGATGAACCAACGATTTCAATGGACTATGATGATCACCCACTTCATGAATTGATTGAAAAAGTATGGAGTGAAAACAAAATATCGAAGGTAGTTTTGTCGTGTGCTACATTGCCGCATCAAGAAGAAATTGAAGACACATTGGTTTCATTTCGCCAAAGATTTGATAATGCGCAAATTGAAACGATTTCTAGTTTTGATTGCCGAAAATCCATTGCTCTGTTGAATCAAGATTGTAAGTCAGTAGTTCCACATTTGCTTTATGAAGATTATGACAAACTTCAGACAAGCGTGACGCATTGTAATAGAAACAAGACCATGTTACGGTATTTTGATTTAATCGAAGTCATACGTTTTATTGAAATGTGTCATAAAGAACATGCGATTCCGGACGAATTTAAAATGGAAGAGTATTTTCAACACGATATTTCAGAAGTTACAATGAACAACTTGAAATTGTATTATTTACATGTGCTAAAACACGTGGATCCAGAAAAATGGGATTCTATTTTCCAACAATTATCTGATAATCAAAAAAGCAAATTGTATCCAGATAAATCATCAAAGAAATTTCGTAGTGTAGAACAACCAAAAGTAGATCCTAGTGCGGGTGGAAAATTACATGCGCCAACCACTATTACTGGACTACACATTACAACCAGTGACGCACAAACATTGACAGATGGTCCAACCATTTATCTTGCCAATAATATTGAAAATATTGCGAACTATTATATTAAACAAACGAATTTGCCGGAACGCGTATTTCAATCTATTAGTCAAAAAATTGCGAGTAATAGTCAAATTCAGGAGCATCTTACAAATGCCGAAATGAAACTAGAAGAGATTCAATTGAAAAAGGAAAAAATGATGAATAAAGGCGATGACGACAAGAAGAAGGGTAAAGGGAAAGGAACTAGTAAAATTGCCAATCGAGATACAGAATTAAATCCTGAAATTGCCAAATTACACAATACTATTAGCAATCTACAGTCGAGAATTAACGTTATTAATCTTGAAGAAATATATATTCCCAATTCTAAGGAACATCAATCGTTATGGCAATCGTCGTTTAAAAAGGACGCGTTTAAACCGAATATTTCGGATGACGATGTTTGTCAGATCATGGCAACGGATGTTCCCGATCAAATGAAAATGTTATTACTACTCGGTATTGGTATGTTCACTGACGAAAATACAGCTAATCATAAATATATGGAAATTATGAAAAAACTCGCATACGAACAGAACTTGTATATCATATTGGCGTCATCTGACTACATTTATGGCACGAACTATCAGTTTTGTCATGGATATATTGGAAAAGATCTCACCAAAATGACGCAGCAAAAAACGATTCAAGCAATGGGACGTATTGGACGCAACCAAACCCAACAGCAATACACAATACGATTCCGTGATAATAACGTATTGTATCAATTGTTTCAAAAACCCAGTGAAAATAAAGAAGCGCTCATTATGAACAAATTGTTTTCATAAATAATTGTAATCAAACAGTTCAAAATCTCTTTTGTAATATTCATTAATCATTTTTATTGACACGGAATTTAACGCATTATCATATTTCGTTTTTCCATGCGGGAATTTACAATTCGAAACTTGAAAATTATGATTAAAATCAATATAACCCAATCGTTGCATATCTTGTGTCAATGATTCTGTTCGCAAAATAATTAGATTCTTAATTAAATCGCCCGACTCGTCTATTAAAAACAAATATTGAGGTAATTTATGATTATCAAATAAATCCATACTTTGAAAATATTTCTTTAGTTTATTACACACTATTTCCGGATTTCGAATAGTATTATTGTCAATAATTCCACGAAATAACAGTTCTGATATAACACGATCATATGGATTTCTAATAACTGTAATAATTTCAAAATCATTTCGTTCATATGGACTTGACGATAATATATGATGAAACGAGTTGTCGAGTAAAATTTGTTTATGCTTACATAATTCAATCCATGTCATATGCTGAAATGAATGTTTTAATTCTTTACACAATCTTATTTTCTTGAATGCTTTATACTCAGGTAAACTATCTTTTATCATTTGTAATTGGTCACCGTCGTTACTAGAATCGTCATTTCCTATACTATTTTTGCGAAATTTAAGTGATTGAAATTCCGAGTTTTCTAAATGTATTGTTTTTTCGTTCATTATTTGCTTCCATTTTTTTTTTAGTTGTTCGAACTCTTTATTAATCGACGCTTCATAATATCGATGATATATAATATCTAGATTCAAGTCAATATTGTTGCGTTTTGCGAGATACTTTTCAATACTTGTACCACCTGTTTTTGGAATATGAATAAGAAATATTTTATCTTTTTTGAAAATTGGCATGATTATATATAAAAACTATATAATCATTATAAAATATTTTATCGCGTAATACTTAATGAATATGGATTATTTTTTAAGGATGATAATAATTCGTTTCCATTACGATTATTGGGAATTTCAGAGGGTAAATCAAGTTTCCCTTGTAAATGACCCATAGTATCTAAACTTGGTGGTCCCTGACGTTGACCAGGTAAAGGGGCTCTACCGTTAGATAATTGATTCGTCATATCCTTTGTTTGGTAATTTACTTCATTATTCATCATAGACATGTTTCCTGGAACCATGCGTCCTTTAATAGTGGATGATTTGATATCATTATTGTGCTGCCTATATTCGGCATCATAAGGGCGCGCTTCCTTTGTTCCCGAACCAGCAGACGCATTTCCAGCATAATAATAATCAGACTGATTCATACGATTATTGTCAATCGGTTGAACACTTGCCACACTATAACCACCTTTATTTAACGTAGAATTACCGGCATTCATATGGAATTTGGCATTTTCAGTTGTCTCACGAATTGTGGTCGATGGACGATCAGCAGGATTAAAAATATAGGATTGTGTAACACGTGTAGAGGCGTTTTGATAAGGACGTAATGTACCAATCGTATTTTCCTTGCGAGAAGGACGTAAAACATCTAGTAATGGAGATATAACAGAACCAATTGCCCCACTAAAAGCGCCGAAATAATCGGTTTGATGATTCGCACTACGATTATTATTGTATTTCATTTGTGATTTAATACCATAATCACCATCGGTTGCTCCACCATGACCAACGGCATTGACAGTCGAAAGAGGAACACTTCCTAAATCAATGTGTTTGGAAGGCATATATTCACCGTCCACAAAGACTCCTTCGTTGTTTGATCCGGCAGCACCCGTATAAGAGGTTGTTGTTTCGGGTCTATTTGTATAACGGTCTTCTTGGATCGGACGTAAAGTAACGCCCTTTTCTAAACCAGTGGTTGTCATTACTCTGTCATGTCCCATTTCAAAAGATCGTTCGGGACGATTTTTTTCTAATTTGCCAATAGAACCCAGTTCTTTAATCGAACTTACCGCAGGACCTTCATGACCAAACAAACCAACACCGGATGATTTTGCGTTTGTTTTTACACGCATTTCATCCACTGTTTTTGGCATCCATGAATCTCGATTTGCCATTCCGGAGTTAAATCCACCAGACCCTTCTGTCCCATAACCCTTATCTATACCTGGACCCACTTTTTCTTGTTCAAAAGGAAGAACATTGGATATTTTGGTTGAAGCATTTACACGTGATTGAATAAAATCCGTTTGATTGGGTGCTCCATATGCCCATTGATAATTATCACTAGGTGCAAATAATGGCGATTGTTCCTTTTTTTCAATTTGTTGAGTTCCTTTTCCTAAATAATTATCCATGACAGAATCGGATTGATCATTATCTACGCTACGAGCAGTGTTATTTCTGCCAAAAAATGGAACCATGTTATTATGTCTAAAATAATCATTGTCAACTTTGGAACCAGTCATTGATGTAAATTCTTGACCCTGATTTTGTAAGTGCATTTTTTCAATTTCGCTTACAGATGTAACGTTTTTATTTTCTAGAGAATTTGTAGAACCATCTAAATGAGTTCTTGGAGTAGGTTTGAAATATTTATCAGTATAAGAAGTACTATCATGTAATTTATTATCCACCGTTAGTTTTTCCGTTCGAGAGTATTCAGGTGTTTGAATAGGATATTCATTTGGAAAGTTTTTATTTGGAACATCTACATTGGGAAGTTTTTGACCACCTATAAATCCTTCTTCATATTCTCCTTCATCCTCGTCTTTTTTCTGCTTTGACACAATATATAAACCGCCTAATGCTATTAATGGTATTGCTAATTCCATTGTATGTAAGATAATATATACAATAGACATAATAAATTATCGAATATTTCAATTAATTCTTTGATAAATAATAATCAACCGAAAAGGGATCCTTTGTTCCACATGGCAATTGAGGAACAACCTTCGGTTTATAAAAGTCCTTTTCTAAAATGCGCGTTTGGATATTATCATGAAACGTCTTTTCCAAATGTGCCTGAGGATCTACAATAGGTTGTTCCCATACTGGATGTTCTAAATCTCGGTACATCCATGCCGGATGACTCGCACGACTTTCTTCAGTAAAAGGTTTTTCTGTATTATATGTAATTTGCTCGCTTGGAACCTCCTGTATTTTATAATCTTGTTCACGTATATCATCACGACCAAGAGGGCGGGTTAGTCCCAATAAATCACTTTCTAAATTAATGGTATTTGTCCGTATATTTGCTCCAAATTTTTGTAAATTTAAATGAGCATCTTGTTGAAAGGGCATAGACGATCCTTGACCAGGAACATCCAATTGATATCTTCCTGAAAATGTTTGTTGCTCCAATTGCTTTTTTATTCTTATTTCGTCATCATGAAATCGAGTAAACGACATTTATATATTGTGGATACATTAAAAATATACAATAAACCGTTCTAAACACTCATTATAGTGCGTTTAAATAAGATTCCTTACATCGACCATAACTTTTTCGATGCCATTGACTAATACCGTGCTCCAAAATGCCTTCTAAATGCTGTTTAGTTCCATATCCTTGGTTTTTTTCAATTCCATAACGTTGACTTAATTGAGGATATTGTTCACATAATTCTTTAATATACTCGTCTCGCGCAACTTTTGCCAATATGGATGCAGCAGCAATGTGCGTATATTTATTATCACCACCTTCGACTGTTTGATGGGGTACACTGCGAAATTCTTCAGTTTCTTCGTTATAATAGGAATACGGTTTAAAATGGTTTCCATCAATCAACAAGAATACGTTTTCTTTGTTGATTTGTGACGATTGTTCTAATATATCTTTTACTACATTATGCATACCTTTATGAACAGATTCTCGAATATTAATATTATCAATAACATCACAATCTATATATTGAACTGACCATGCTATAGCATTTTCTTTAATATAATCAGACATTTCTTTTATTTTTTTCTTAGAATGAAACCTTTTTGAATCCTTCATAAGATCATGGCGAAAATCATTACCTTTAGGTAAAATTGTGCCCGCTACATACAAACGTCCAAATAGAGGTCCACGTCCTGCTTCATCCATACCCAATTCATATTTATAATCTGTTGTAAATTGTTGATTCAACATAGTTTCATTATAACACACATATTTGATTTATATCAATTTTGTAGTTACTAAACATAAAAATACTATTTAACTTTTGACTAATATTTTCGAACTATAGAATATATTAAATTTATGAAAGGAATAAGATTAACCCCTTTTTTACTATTTGTGATATTATTAGTTGTTTTAGTCATCGCAATGATTTTTGGTTATCGTTCGAATGATGTTTTAGAAAATATGCAATCAGACCAAGGTATGTGGAGTGTTACACAAAACGCATCAGTTGCTACATATGATTCTGGGACAGCATTGAATACTATCATAGCATCTAGTAGTAGTGATATTCCCGGTTATTATTTTGATCCTAAGACTGCCAATATTATTATTACCAACAATGTAGAAAATCCATCCTTTACTTTGATCACTAGAGATTCGGGGGGAACGCCTACAATCGTTACAAGTGAGTATACTTCGAAAAACACTAGTCCTGGCACGGATCCGGGATCGAATACTATTACATCCATGGCAACTCCATGGACTTACAATTCAAGTAATACATCTTTAGTATACTGTCCTTATCAAACAAACACCTTTGTTGCGTTAATTGACAACGGAACTGGAAATATATTAACTGTCTTTAAAAATGTTGAAGGTAGTTCTTATATTTTAGGTACTACTGATTTACAAGGCGGTGCGCAAGTTGGTATTGATACAAACGCAGATTTAAGTCTTTATTCGCGTCTAGGTGTTCCAACAAAAGATACAATTACAATGAGTGGTGCCAATATTAATGTTCAAAAAATTCAAGATAGTGTTTATTTTTCCAGCGAAAAGGGCGTTATTGTAGGAAAAAGTGGAGATTTTAATGATCAAAGTGTATCAAATGATTATAAAAAAGGCGTGTCTAAACAAAATAATGGGACAACTAGTGATCCTTCTACTATATTAGTATTGTCACTCATGATTGACACTACCCATGTATTAGTTGCAATTATAGTGAAAGTGGATGATAAATATCAAGTAGCGTCTTCTAATATTATTTCTCAATCACTTACCGAAACCAGTAATAGTGGGTCAGATGACTCTTTTTCTATAACATTAAATACTAGTGGTGATAATGGTACAACCACAAAAGGATCAGGAAATGGATCAAGTGGAACTGATGGATCAAGTGGAAATAATGGATCAAGTGGAAATAATGGATCAAGTGGAAATAATGGATCAAGTGGAAATGATAGTTGTTCCAAAGAAGAAACAAATAGTTTGTCAAAGGCAAACGAAGATGTGAAACCTAAATGCTCATCTAAGTCTTCTAAATCAAAGGAAAATGATCCGGAGTATATTCGCAAAACACAGGTAGTACCACCGGTTTGTCCCGCATGTCCTACAACCAATTGCCCTATTTCAGTAAATGAACAGGGTGAAATTGTAGATTGTACAGGAAAGAAGTTAGATTTAGGAGATGTTGGCGGACTTCAGGGTGCAAGTGGTTATAGTTCGTCGCCAGCAACTTACGGAGGAGCAATTGGCGAAACCGCAACTGCATTAGGTGATACTGCTCAAACCGGTTTACAGCAGGTTGGTGAGACTGCTCAAACTGGATTGAAAGAAGTGGGTGATACATTACAAACCGGATTACAAGTTGCTGCTCCCGCTTTAGAAAACACTGTAAATACTGCTGGTGATGTTTTAGAGAAGGGTTTAGACACTGCCGGAGGAGCGTTAGATAGTGCGATCGGCGGTGCTGAAAACATTGTCGGGCAGGTTGGTTCTGGATTAGGATCACTCGGAAAAGGTGCTGCCGATGTTGTAACAGGTGTGAGTTCTGATGTAACTGGATTAGCAAAAGACGTTGTAGGAGAAACCGGTGATTTAATTAGCGGCGCAGGTAGTGGTATAAAAGATCTTGCTGAAGGTCGTCAAGATTTGAAGTCCCAAGAAATGAAACAAAATACACTACAACAAGGACAGCAACAAGGACAGCAACAAGGACAAGGACAAGGACAAGGGCAAATGAGTTATGGTAATGATCAGCAAGGACAAGGGCAAATGGGTTATGGTAATGATCAGCAAGGACAAGGGGGGTATAATTATGGACAACCACAACAGTGTAATTACTGTCCTCAACCTGGACAAGGATATAGTTATCCTCGAGCATGTTCATCAAATTTTATGCCAATTACCAACGATTTTTCGCAATTTACATAAATACATATTATAAAAAATAATAATAATTCGTTCAATTATTAGTATTAAAAAAATTACTTAAAATAGTAAGTGTTGATTAATAGAATGGATAATCAAATAGAAACAATTCAACAAACCAAAAGTAATTATATTGATTATTCACATATATTACAACGCGATTCAATAAAACAAGAAATTACGTCTATTTTACACGCATTTGATACAAAATATAGCAATTTACAATATAAGAAGGGAATTTATATATACGGGTCCCCGGGAAGCGGAAAAAGTGAATTTGCGGTTAAATTATTAAAAGAGATTGGGTATGATGTAATAAAATACGACGCGGGAGATGTACGTAACAAATCGTTAATTGATAATATTACAAGTAATAATATTTCAAACAAAAACGTATTGGATATGATGCGTGGGAAAACTAAAAAAATAGCAATTGTTATGGATGAAATAGATGGTATGAATAATGGAGATAAAGGTGGAATTAATGCTCTTATTAAACTTATTCGTCAAAAAAAGACTCAAAAGCAAAAATTAGAAAATATGACATTAAATCCTATTATTTGTATTGGAAATTATTACATGGATAAAAAAATACGCGAATTAATGAAAGTATGTAATTGTTTCGAATTAAAAACACCAACAAATGAACAAATCGGACAATTATTGTATAAAATGATTCCAATGAATCATTTAACTCGTTATAAAGACGAGATGATTCATTATATTCAAGGAGATATACGTAAATTAAATTTTATCGAACAATTATATAAAAATAAATCGCATTTACTGGATCATCAGATTATACAAAATATTTTTCATACGAAAACATATAATGAAGATTCGAAACGATTGACATCTACACTGTTAAATACATATATTCCATTTCATGAACATAATATTCGTATGAATGACAATGACCGTACAATTATTGCTTTATTATGGCATGAAAATATAGTAGATTTAATAGACCATATTGATCAACCTTATCAATTTTCATTTTATATGAAATTACTTCATAATATTTGTTTTGCCGATCATATTGATCGCATTACATTTCAAAATCAAATTTGGATATTTAATGAAATCAGTTCGTTAATTAAAACATTTCATACTAATAAATTATACCACGATGCTCCGTTTGAAAAAAAAACTATACATCATGAAGATATACGTTTTACTAAGGTTTTAACCAAATATTCTACCGAATACAACAACCAATTATTTTTAACAAATTTATCTTTAGAATTAAATATGGATACAAAAGATCTTGTTGCCTTTTTCCAAGAATTACGCATAAAAATGGAAAAACAATGTGATGGAGATGTTTTAAATGACAATGAAAATATAAAATATATTGAACAATTATTTGAAGGATATGAAATATCGAAATTAGATATTAAGCGTATGTATCGATTTTTAGACAAAAATGTGAAAAAGGACGCAATTTTAGAAGAAGAATAATTTATGTGAGGTATTTTATTGGAAGAATATAAAAAAATATATACAACATATAGAAATGGGATTCAATAAAGTATTTGCCGAATATGTATGGATAGGTGGAAATAATGAACTACGATCTAAAGTTCGCGTTTTAGATAATGAAATTAATTATGTCAATGAACTTCCTATTTGGAATTTCGACGGAAGCTCAACAGACCAAGCCGAAGGAACTGACTCTGAAGTATTATTAGTTCCACGTGCGATTTTTAATGATCCAATTCGTGGGCGCCCACACATAATTGTTTTATGCGAAACAACTAGACCTGATGGTACTTTTTTGAAAAATAGTCATCGTCATTGGGCCAACGAACTGTTTGAACAAGCAAAATACGAAGAACCATGGTTCGGATTAGAACAAGAGTATTTTATGATTGATATGAAAACTGGTAAACCTCTGGGTTTAGAAAATGCGAAAGAACAAGGTCAATATTATTGTAGTGTTGGAGCAGCCAACGCATTTGGACGTGAACTTGCCGAAGACCATATGCGCGCTTGTGTGGATGCTGGTATTAAAATTAGTGGTATTAATGCCGAAGTTGCTCCTGGACAATGGGAATTTCAAATTGGTCCTTGTACCGGCATTGAAGAAGGTGACCATATGTGGATGGCACGATTTTTGTTAGACCGTATTGCCGAAAATTATGGAATCACAATTGATTACGAACCAAAACCTTTAGCTGGTGATTGGAATGGGTCTGGTTGTCACGCAAACTACAGTACCAAAAATATGCGCGAAGGAACTAACGGGACAACTGGTTTAGAATATATCGACGAAGCAATTAAAAAACTTTCACATAAACATATGGAGCACATGGAAAAATATGGAACTGGTAATGAAGAACGTATGACAGGAAAACATGAAACTGCTTCTTATGATATTTTTTCTCATGGGACTGCTAATCGTGGTGCTTCTATTCGCCGCGGAAATCAAACAGTGAAAGATGGAAAAGGTTATTTTGAAGATCGCCGTCCTAGTTCCAATTGTGATCCATATCTAGTTACAGGAATGTTATTCAAAACAACTATTGTAGACGAGTAATGGTAATAAACTTGGTAAAAAATTTTACATAACTATATATATATTATGAGCAATGATAATATATACACAAAGACTGGGTGTTCTATGTTTTCATCTATGGTTGCTACAAGTGTAGTTCATCCATTAGATATAATGAAAGTATCCAAACAATTAAATTATCCTATGTCTTATACGATTTCACATTTATATAAAGGATATTCGATTGGATTATTACGACAAGCAACATATTCTAGTCCGAATATGGTTATATATGGTGGATTATTAAACAAATATAAGGAAATATATGGATCGGAAGCAGAATACAAATATAAATTTATATTTGGTGCTATTTCAGGTGGATTAGGCGGTCTTGGAGGAAATCCATCCGAAGTATTATTTGTAAAAAAATTACAGGATAAAACCAACCAAACTATTTTTTCCTCGTCTAAAGAAATTATTCAGCAATATGGTTATGGTCATTTTTTAAATGGATACAAAGCAGCAATTCTAAGATCAGCCGTATATAATAGTATGCGTATGTCTCTTTATTCGGAAAGTAAAAACTATTTTCAAAATGTATTCCCAGATTTATCCGGAACAAGTTCTTTACATTTTCTTTCAGGGTCATTTAGTACAATAATCGCAATTGTTGTTAGTAATCCAATAGATGTAATGAAAGCGCGTTTACAAAAAGATGGAACAATCGGAGCAAACCAAATGATAAAACAAACATTTCAACATGAAGGCATTTCTGGATTTTATAAAGGACTACTTCCTAGTATTATGAAAAGTTTTCCTCATTCTATTATCTCTTTTATGGTTCTTGAAAAAATAACCAAATTAATCACCGGCAAAGAAGCATTATAGAGAGTTGACCATTCAAAATTGAATATTTTGTCTGTCCGACAATCAGAGAAGTATAAAATTGAAATAATTATAATAATATTTTGTATATCATACTATTATAATAAACTATGCTTTCGTTATTGAAACAACTCACCCTATTTAAACGTATATTTTCAAATGGAGATATACAAAGACCTCTAGGTCGTTGGTCGTTAGTTGACGATAGTCGAAAGGCTTATCGTAGATCTGAATTAGCAAACGAAGACCATTGTGGTACATGTGCAACATATGCTATGCGTCAAAGTGATAAAAATATCCAAAAAATTCATGTTCCTCTCGAAAAAAATCAAAAGAAATAGTATGTATTATATGTATAATGGTATTTTATAGAAAAAATCCTTTGGTTCTATTTATATATTTTTTTATTATTGCTTTCATTATCTATTTATTGTATTTATGGAAACACCAACAATACAAGGGTCGGGGTTATTGTAATATAAATAACGAATATATTTATCCTGAACAATATTCTAATTTTATCGATTATGATGATTGCCAGAATATTATAAAAACTGCTACACCCCTATTTAGTGAAAGTCAACTAGTAAGCGGAGGAACCGAAAATATAAGGAAAAGTCAAACAGCATGGTTACCTAAAGATGATCCTGTAGTTGAAAAAATTATTCGCAAAACATGTGCTATTACAAATATTCCATTCGAGCATGCCGAAAAATTACAAGTAGTTAAATACCAACCAGGTGGATTTTATAACGCACATTATGATGCTTCTTGTGACGATAAAAAAGAATGTGTCGAATTTGAGAAAAATGGGGGTCAACGGATCGTTACACTTATCATTTATTTAAATGATGACTATGAAGGAGGAGAGACCGAATTTCCGAATTTAAATAAAAAATATAAACTTAACAATGGAGGTGCGCTACTGTTTTATTCTTTGGAAAAAAATGGAAATCTATGTCATCCTTTATCATTACATTCCGGAACACCAGTAAAAAGTGGCGAAAAATATATTGCAAATGTTTGGTTGCGTGAGAAACCTTATCAAGTGCTATAAGAAAAATTTTGTCCATTCATTGCGTCGTTCATTTGTTTTTGTAATGCCGCACTTTCTAATTCTTTTACTTTGTTTACTAAGAATTTAATTTGGTTCTGTTGTTGTGTCAGCATTTGGACAATTTCTTGCGGTGTCAATGGACGTTTCCCTTGACCAGGAACTTCTATCATAATCGACGCACTCTTATTTGTGGATTGTTGTTGCATCATTTTCTCGCGTTTATCACGAATTTCATTCAATTGTTGTATAACATCCGGTTTGTTTTCAGGCGTTCCGGGTAAATAATTTTCTAACAATTCATCTATTTCTTTCATGAAAAAATTGTATATGGGTTCTTCATTTTCTTGTCTAATAAAATCACGCACTTGTTTACTCGATTCTTTGAAATATTTCGGATCCGAATTTTGTAACATGTTTTTTTTATCAAAACTGTTATGATGATGGGAAAATACTAAAATGGTTTTCATCGGATCCAATTGAACAAATGGAATTGTATAATCTTTCAAAAAAGAACGCTCTTCCGCAAGAGCAGCATTATCATCATATTTTGTATGTTCTAATAATATTTTTTTAAACGCAAATGTTCCAGCAGTTGCGTGAGTATCTCCAAATGGTCCGCTTTGATACATCTTATCGATGTGCTTAAAATAAACATATAATTCACTTGATCCGGCACACAGAGCAGTCGGATTTGCCAATAATGTTTCGACACAATGTTCTACTCGTTGAGGTGGGTAATAATCGTCGTCGTCCATGTATACGACAATGGATCCATTTACATATTTATGCATAAAATTTCTCTTTTCACCCAATTTCATTTTCTTTTTAACTTTGAAATAACGAATTTGCGGAAGATTGGATTGTTTAATTAAATCTTCTATTTTATCTGTTCCATCATCCACTATAATCCATTCCATTTTATCCCTTGGATATGTTTGATGACGAAAACATTCAAACATTGATTCTATGAAAGGGCGTCTATTGTAAGTTGGGGTACATATAGAAACGAATGGTTGTTCTTCACTCATATTTTGTATTTTTTGTACAATTAGGTTTATGTCGTTTTTATTAATCTATATATTACAATATTGTTTTTTAAATTATTTAAACCTAATTCGAGTAGTATTAATATTATGAAATGTCATCGCTATTTACCCAAACATTATCAATTTTTTGATGTGTCTCTGCGCGATGGTCTTCAAACATGGAAACGTATTCCTACAACACAAGAGAAAAAAAACATATTACACAATATTGTGAAAAGCACTTCCAGTCAAAAAATAGAAGTGGGATCAATTGTATCAAAAAAGGTGTTAGCACAGTTTGAAGATAGTGTAGAATTATATCACTATTGTAAAAAAACTTATCCAACTATTTCTCCGTTTGTTTTAATTCCTAGTCTAAAAATGCAACAAATCGCACTAGACCATAAAATACATAACATGAGTTTCATTAGTTCTGTGTCCGAAAGTTTTCAAAAGAAAAATACCAAAATGGATTTATTCCAAACGAAAAAACAACTGGCGTTCATGTTTGAAAATTGTCCGGGAACTTCGAAACTATATGTTTCTTGTATTAATGAATGTCCCATTTCGGGCATTATGGAAAATAAAGACATTGTAAAAGAACTTATGGAATATCTTGTTATGCCAGTAGACGAGGTCTGTATATCAGATACATGTGGCACATTAACAAAAGAACGGTTTGATCCTGTATTGAAACAGTTGATCCCATTCATGAGAAGAGAACAAATACCAATGTCAAAATTGTCTCTTCATTTACATAAACATGTTGTTCCCGGGGAAACACAAAAATTAATTTTTTATTGTCGAGAAAATATGATTTATAATTTCGATGTTTCATGTGTAGAAGGAGGGGGGTGTTCTGTAACCATGGATGAAAATCAGATCAATGGCAATGTTTCTTATGATGATTTTAATTTTTGATTTGAATTGATCTCCAATAACCATTTTTTAATATTCTCATTATTATTTTCACTAGCATTACAATATGCTTCATTAATAATAGTAATACGTTCGCTAATATAATCGGATAATTGATTGAATATAAATTTAACAAGATCTAAATTACCAGTATAACAACTTAATACGAACATATCACATATGACGCATCTATTTTTAAAACTTGTTAAGAATGGTTCTTCCGCAAATAACCACTCCACCACTTTCAAATGTCCGTTTTCACACGCCATCAAGAAGGCATCATTAGACGTAATTTCGTCTGCTTTATACTCATATTTTATCATATCTACGTCTATTTCAGAGTCTAACTCGATTAACCATTCCTTTAATGTTTCTTTGTTATTCTTATGAGTTTTCCAATATACATAACTCATTTCAATATTGCTTGTATCTAATGAGTTTCCAAATGTTGCGATTAATTCATCTAGATTACCATCACAACATAGTTGGTAAAATGTAAGTATTGATTCTTCATCCATATTTGTAATAATTATGAACATTGTCTATTTAAATAGACCAATTCAATTTTATAATATATTAATTATTTGAAATAATATATTATATGAATGGTTTTCTTATTCATTCTTCTGTCTTGGTTTCTTCCGTCTTGGTTTCTTCTGGTTTGGGTTTTTCTTCTGTATTAGGTTTTTCTTCTTCTTTTTCTGTCGCGTCTTCTGTCTTGGATTCTTCTTCTGTCTTGGATTCTTCTTCCGTCTTGGATTCTTCTTCTGTCGCGTCTTCTTCTTTTTCGGTCGCGTCTTCTTCTTTTTCGGTCGCGTCTTCTGCTGATTTGGATTCTTGTTTTTCTATTTTTCGTTTCAACGCCTTTGTTTTCGTTTTCGATATAACTGGAGCACTAGTATCTCCCCGCGCACTTGCCATACGTGATCGAGCAGTTTGATTTAACATAGAACTATCTGTTTTCATGGATGTTTCCATGTTATTTAATAATTTCCATTTATTATACAAAAACATACTCAATAAGATAATCAGTAAAATATTAATCAGTATTAACCAAGCAAATAAATTTTTAAACACAGAACTTAGGTTCGTTGCTTGAAAAACACTTGTTCCCACTTTTCCTTCAGTCGCACTTGTCCATTCTTTTCTATATATACCAATTCCACCAAGAAGTGTTAGAAGAATAATTACTTCAAACATATTTGTGGAAAAGAAATTCACACCTTTTCCTAATATATCAATAATCCATTGAAACGTTTCTTTGAACCACATTAATGACATAAAGGGTGAGTTAGGTTTACATGGTTCTGGAGTTAAATCTGGAGATATTGAGTCTAATGAATCGGAAATACCTGCGTATATTTCAAACATACCAAACCCTTCATAAAATAATACTCCACAAAATGTATATGTAACCAAATAACCGGTAAGCAATACCATGCTCATAGGTATATTTACAGCAAAGATCCACATATAATAACCAATAAATGCTAATATAAACAAAACAATGGAAAAGAACAATGTCCATACTCCTCCCTGCATAGCGTCAACTATTAATTTTGTCATTTCCAAATTTCCATCATCCATACCGCCAAAAAACCACGATGATGAAAAATACATAATTACAATAATATTAAATAAGGATAATATTGACATAGTTGTGGTTCCATTCATCGCAGAGAAAAAATCTTGTAACAACACTGTTTGAAAATTATATTCCACCAATACATAAAATATTAAAAACATAAGAATCATAATCACACTTGTATAAAGTCCAAATCGTTCATGCGTTTTTATAATGGATAAAGATAAAAGACCTTTGTTGAATAATTCAAGTGGTTTTAACGCAGGTCCGAAGAATCCATAAAAATATTTACTTACCTTTCGTAATTCTCCAAATTCTAATTTATAACGAACATCGTCATCCTCTTCTAAAAAGAAAATGATATAATACCAGTTATATACAAAATACCAAACCAATAACAGTGTAACAAATTTCTGGGTTTGGTCTTGAAAAATATCTATTTCTTTTTGAGTGGCAGTATTTTGTGTTAATGCGTTTGCCATTCGATCAACACATTGTGTTACATATTTGTTTGCTTTTAACATAAAAAGTTTTATTTTTATTCGTATTATTTGTAGTTTTTTACCAATTATGATAAGAAAATTAGCAAATATTTTTACGACTGAAGTTACAGATTCACTTGCCGCGTCAATTGTTTTCTGTAATCCACCTGTGTTTTCTTTTACAGAACTACTAACATTCGCAGCAGCATCTTTTGCTCCACTTGTCTTACTTGAAGATGCACTAGCCATACTCGACGCCATGCCACTAGGATCTTGTAACATTGATAAACTATCCACGGAACTACCTAGTTGGTTTGTTAATGAATCAATTGAATTATCAATACCATCTTTATTATAAGCACTTCCTGCGCGAGTTGATAGTCGATCTAATTCCTTTTTTACACCGCTTTCCTGATCCTTTGTTTTTTCTTGGTCCAACATTTCAGGTGTTTTTTTCTTATCTACTTTTCTTTTCACATCTTCTAAATATTCATTTACATGAAATCCTTCTACTACATTCGACATTTGTGGTCGATCATATAAATCTTCAAATTCAGGAATATTTTTTGGATTTTCGCGTTTCTTAATAATTTTTTTCATTTTTTTTTTCATTGCCGAAACCATTATATCGTCATTTGATACAACTTCTTCCTTATTTTTATGATCCCATGATTTTTTCCACGATGACATATTCTATTGTATATTTGGTATATAATAGAATATGATAAATAACCCAATTATTCGAACACACTCTTAACGTGCATATGTCAATCCGCAACTTCCACTTACAAATGATAATATATTAAGACGCTCTTCAAATACATGTAAGTTATAATTATATACATAAAGCGCCCATGACGGTTTAGACGATACAGTTAGGGGAACACCACTATCGTCACAGTCTATACTTACTGTTGCTCCATCAACATCAATCGGCGGACTATATGTATTAAACTCGAACTCAATGTCTTTAAATCGCCCAGTATTTACTGCTCCAGAGGGTTGATATTCAAATGGACTTGTATTTAAACAAAAGTTATAGCAATATAACCCTTCTTCAGCAAAACCTCGGGTGCGAGTATATTTTTCAACATAATCGTAAATTCCACGAGGCATAGAAATTTCGCGATAATCTGGTCCAAATAATAGTCCAAATGTTTCTAAAATAGGACGATTGTTTTCCGAACTATAATCGCCTGTAATATACAAATTACTTGTATTATCTAATTGTATATTCGATGGAATATGGTTTTTGTAAGGCCAATTTGTATAATTCGACCATTCATTTCGCATAAAAGCGTCGTTTCTTTGAAAATACCACATCCAATCGGCAACCATACCCGTTGTAGATTGTAATTTTACACGATTCGAACCAACTACATTCAAAAAATCATATTCGTGTATTTCTTTTACTAAATAGATTTGATCTTGCGCGGCAAATTTTTTCTGCTCTTCTTCTGACAAAAAACAGTATGTGGACATCAGATGAACATCGGCATTCCATGTATTCAATTTATTCGAATAATTTCCACTTGTTAGATCAGTTGAAGGTGGGGTTTGTAAAAAACGATACATTTGGAATTGATCAGCACCCGGATTAATTTGAATATATGGGAACCCATCAGCACTATTAAATACATCTCTTACTTGAAAAAGATGATACATGGGTCTTAATGTCACATTGATCGTTAATTCCTGATATTGAAGTGCGATTAAAGGAAATGCGCATCGATTATCTAAAGTAAACCATGTATTTAATGGAATATATAACTGTCTTCCACGAATAGACGGTTCGGCACCACTTGCGTTAGTAGTATGTTTTGCTGATGGATATGTGTTTGTTTTATAAGGTGATGTAAATGTGCGATGTGGATTGTTTCCGGGATCGTTTAGTTCAGGTACATTTCCGGTCATGGCGTCAAACAATTCCTTTTTCTCTTTTGTAAAATCACGACTTACCATTGCTCGCAAATATTGTCCCGAATATTTTTGAATAAGTTGTGAACCACCAATAATTTCAATTTCTTCAATCAATTGAGCACCTAAATTTTCAATCCATTTAAAATCATAGGGTGAATATTGATTATTTGTGTAATAAGGACTAGTTGTATCTGAATTTGCTTCCCATATCGGACTCCAAATATCAGGCAAATTCAAAACCAAATAAGTGTCCATTAATAAATCACCATAACGTTTCATTTTAAACGTGAATTTAGAAGATTCAGTTAATCGTAATTCACGTTGTCCATCAAAGTCCAAACGAAATTTTTGAAGTCCAAAATTCGTATATTTAGAATAAGTCACTTTGAAAAATGTTTTCGATGGGTTTCCTGTTAAAAACAAATTAGCATTCCCTACAGAAATTATATTTAATAGACCCCCGGGCATTTTAATATATAGTAAATGTCTATATTTTTTAATTACTTTATCTACGTTTTATATAATAGAATGTCAAACCTTCTACAAAATATGATTGATTATACTTTAATTATAGGAGCATTAATATTAGTCGTGTATTTCATGTATTCCATGATTACAAAAAATAAAGACAATGATCCTACGTCTAAACCCCTCCCGTATGAAGATACTCCCAATTCCACACAGCGTGCGCAATTAAGTAAAATAGAAGGGACCACAAATACATCTGCTATTAAAAATGCCAGTTTTAGTGCTTCAGATGATAATGCGTTACGTAATTTTGTGATTAAGTCATCGTCCAATAGTGCTTACACAAATGGATTTATGAATTTGAATATGATAAAATACGTATTATCAAAGGGTTGTCGGTTCTTGGACTTCGAGATATATATGAAAGACAATATTCCTATTGTTGCATATAGTACTAACAAACAATCTTTAGAAACATTTACGTCTGAAGCACCAGCCGTTTCGTTTTCGGGCGTTTGCTCTACTATTTTATCAAATGCTTTTTCCGAAATATCTCCTAATTCAGAAGACCCTCTGTTTTTACATTTACGCATCAAGACATATGATTCAACTGCTTACTCTAAGATTGCTCAAATTATAAAGGGGGGTCTTGGACCCAAATTATATACCGAAAGCGACGGAAGTGCCGTTCCTGTAAATTTAGATAGTCAAGTGACTGATTTTCTTGGCAAAATCGTAGTCATAGTTGACCAACATTCTTCCCCTGGATTTCAAAATTATGCCACATGTGCTCCTGATAATACCGACTGCTATAGTTTAACAAATGTCATTAATTTAGTCAGTAATTCTCAAACGGTTAGAACATACAGTCAAAGTGATCTCACATACCAACCGATTAATCCGCCAGATCCGGGAGTATACTTATTTAGAATTGTTTTTCCAAACACATCTTTTTGGGGGGCAAGTAAAAATTCAGATACTGATTATTTAATACGACAGTATGGTGTTCAAGTAGTTGCCCAAGCATTTTACGTAAACGATTCGAATTTACGCGTGTATGAAGAGATCTTTGCCAAAAAGAAGAGCGCATTTTTGCGGATCGAAAATGTAGTAAACGTATACGAATAATTTTATATAATACTTTTTTATGGTTATTATATAAATGGGAAAAAATAAAACAAAAAAAAAGACATTTATGAAAAATACATCCAAGACAAAATTCATTCCGACTGAATGTGCAAATAATATGTCTTTTGATGATTGCGAATTAGCAATATTGCGTCAAGCAGTAGACAGCAATGAAAAAATTTCGGGTCAAAAACTCGCGTCCAGTGATGAAATCAAGAAAATGATTGAAATTGTGGAAAACTTCTTGAAAACGAAGAAACTTTTGTGTTACGGTGGAACGGCAATTAATAATATTTTGCCCAAACACGCACAATTTTATAATAAAGACTATGAAATACCCGATTATGATTTTTATTCTGACAACGCGTTAGACCATGCCAAAGAACTAGCTGATATTTATTATAAGGAAGGGTATGAACAAGTAGAAGCCAAATCGGGTGTTCATGATGGTACATATAAAGTTTTTGTCAATTTTATTCCGATGGCCGATATTACGAGTCTTCATAAAGAATTATTTGATTCATTATCCAAAGAATGTATTTCAGTGGGGGGAATTAAATATGTGCCACCGAACTTTTTACGCATGGGTATGTATTTAGAATTATCTCGTCCAGCAGGCGACATTAGTCGTTGGGAAAAAGTTTTGAAACGCCTGAATTTATTAAATAAACATCATCCTATGAAAATCCAATATGACTGTGAAAAGGTGGATTTTTTACGAAAAATGGATGAAACCAAAAATGATTCTGAAAAAATCTATTTTATTATGCGCGATACGTTTATTGATTTAGGAGTAGTTTTCTTTGGTGGTTATGCCGCAAGTCTATACTCTCGACACATGTCCAAGAAAGATAAACAATTTATAGATAAAATACCCGATTTTGATGTACTTGCTGAAAATCCTAAGGAATGTTCGACCATTATTGTGGAACGTCTAGAAGACGCAGGATATAAAAACGTAAAGGTTATTGAACATGATCCTATTGGCGAAATCATTCCCGAACATATTGAAATTAGATACAAGAACGAAATTTTGGGATTTATTTATAAACCTATTGCTTGTCACAATTATAATGTTTTGAAAGTCCAAGAAAAGGAAATAAATGTTGGCACAATTGATACAATTATGAGTTTTTATTTGGCGTTTACTTATGCAAAAACAGACTATTATTACGTGGATCGTATTCTATGTATGTCCAAGTATTTATTTGAATTGGAACAGCGTAATCGTTTGTCACAGCGCGGATTGTTGAAACGGTTCGGACCAAAATGTATTGGGAAACAAGAAACTATGGAAAATATTCGTGCAAAGAAAACAACAAGGTTCCTTGAACTTCAAAAGAAAAGAGGATCTAAAGAATATGAAAAATATTTCCTCAAATATAGTCCAGGGGAGTTGAAAAAAGAAAAACCAGATAAATCCGTAAAAGAAGAGTCCAAGAAAGAAATAAAAGAAAAATCCGTAAAAGAAGAGTCCAAGAAAGAAATAAAAGGCAAATCTTCAAACAAAACAGCAAAAAAACGACGTCTTAGTTTTCGCAATTTATTAAGAGGATTTTAAATATTTTATCAAACAGGCACTTCTTTATCTTTAGATTTCCTTACAATTTCGGATACACCCAAAGTCCCTATTCGTTGACAATGAGGGCATTTACAATATCCATTCCCTCCTCTATACGTTTCTTCGCAATATGCGTGTAAATGAATATTACAACGCATACATTGAACTAATTCAATATGATCGACTTCATCCCAGCAAATTAGACAGTTTTGGTTTTCATTAACAATGTTATTGGAATGTATATTACCCATTTTATTCGTGTTATTATTGCTATTCATAACATGAACATAGTTTGTTCAATTTTATATGAACAATATATAAAATTGATTTTGTTATATTATTATATAGATATATAACATAACCCAAGATAAAATGGAATTATTATACGGGTGGTACTCTAAAACGCAATACAAAAATAAATGTCGGGATTGTGATTCACCAAAGAAAAAGGGCGACAGAATATTCTATATAAATGATAAAGATGATGAAGTAGAAGTCACGGAAATAAAACGTGATAACGGACCTAGTCTATTTAAAGATGCTGTATTTATAGGTATTGTGAAGAAATTCTCTCATTGTGTAAGACCCAATGACATATCATAAATAGTATATTCGCGGATATTGTATTTTTTATTATTTTCATACATGTAAAAGTATATAAAATTGATTTTTATTATCATGTAATTCAAAATCGTAATAAAAGACAACTTAAAATGGAATCATTACTTCGCAGTGCTATTGAATCATCCCATGATGCGAAAATTACTAACAGTGATAAACGGACGTTTAAACTGGCACACCGTGTAAATTGTAACGGGGAAGTAGTAAAAAACACCTATATTAAAGATCAACTTGAAACTATTATGAAAAAAATGAATATTCAAGATTACAATATTGAGAAGGTTGATACTTCATACGAATTTGGGTATGAATTAACGATTGATGAAAAAAATTATATTAAAATGTATAAAAGCATTTCTTCATCGTAATGTTATTTTATCATCCCAACAGCAAATAGCTGTTTGAATTTTATTATCAATTTCAAAATGTAATGCGTAATATACATTTTCTTCATCGTCGCCCTGTGAAAATTTCACTTTTTTTACTAATTTTCCCTGTTGTTTGTTTTTCAATAAACATATCTGATTAATTTCTAAATCTTCGGCATTTATCATCATATAAACTATGATGATAAAAATACTTATTCGATACATTTAAAATTGTTTAATGTTTATCTCGATTCGCATTTTAAATGATTCTATTTTAATATCATTCCTATACCAATTCCAAAAAAAAATAAGGCCCAAGTTTCATGATTATCAATATCCGATATTTGTACAAATTTGTCCAAAGTACTGAAATCCTTATTATTTTTGTGTTTTTTGTAGTGATGTAAAAT